GTGGTATCAGCAAGGGATCCGACAGCCCATAAACATTCTCCAATTGGACGTAAATCAAGGTTGATCTTGACTTCGTGGTATTGAAGAGCAATTAATGGAAGAGCAAGACCTGGGTTTCTGCAGTACCAGAAAAGAAGTGGAATATAAAGAGTGGTTTCAGGAAGAGCGTTTCTTGGGGCACAAACTTGAGCTGGTCCTCCAGCAGAAGCACAAGGTCCATTAACGGCAGCGAAAGCTGGGTCAGTGATATAGTTAAGTTGAGTGGTGTGTCCAATCATCTTTAGGTAACCACGTCTTTGGTCATGGGTAAGGGTAAGTTGGTTCCAGATGTGCATCCAATCACCATATTGTCTGTCAATTCTTTGACCTCCAATTTCAACTTCAACTTGAGCAATAATTTGTTCTCCAATATAATCTAACCAACGAGCATAGACACCGAATTTGTTGGTATTGGTTCCTGTAGTGTTAGCCATAGATTGGTTAATTTCAGGAAGAGTGACTTGTAAATAAGTTCTGTAACACAAATCACCATTTCTGGAGATGGTACAGGTAACACGTCTACCGAAATCGGCTTGTCCTTGGAAAGTTTGTTCAATGGATTCCATTGCGAAGTTGGTGTATCTGCGGTAAGAAACCTTCCAGAAAGTGATTTCTGGGGTTCCAGTCAAGAAAACGTCTTGTGCGCCATAGGCGACTAATTGCATAAGAGCTCCTCCCATTTTTATTATACTATTCCTAAATATTTTTTTCTTGGACTTTTTTGGCGAAAGTAAAAAATACCTACATAAATAAAAATTAATTTATTTAATTTTTATAAATACCTTCAACTATATAGTGAATAAAACCTATAAAAATATATTTAAACATAATATTATGTAGGTTTATGTTTCAATATATATGTTATCTTGTATGAATTTTTCTAAATAATTTTCCATAAATACTTCGCGTTTTCCTTCGTGTTTTTTTGTGAAAACATATGTGTCATCGTTTTTTTTTACAGACCAACCCTTTTCTAAAGCATTATATATAAATTTCATTTTTGCCAGGGTTTTTTTATCATTTTCCATTATATATATTTTATATTTACTAAAAAAAACACTTTTTATCTCATTCTTATTACTAAAACGTTTGAATAAAAAAATATATAGAAATACAACCTTTTATATTATATCTTTTAATTTGACCCCTTGTGAAAAAATGTCAAAAAAACATTCGAAAGACCTCTCTCTCCACACAATAGACAACAAACACAAACAAGTTCTCGAACGATTTCATATAATGGAAACGGAAACTATACCACAACTTGAAATTGAAAAAGAATGGTTGAAAAATTATGTCAAGGAAAACCCTAAAATGAATATTGATAACTATATGAATATAAAAGATAAAATTGAAGATATAAAAAAGCAAATCAAAGAAATGAAATATGAGAAAAAGAAGTATTTTACTGATAATTCAAAATATATATTCCACTATTTTGAAGAAAAAAAGAAAATATCAGTTGGTGAAGAAAAAAAGAATGTCAATGTTCTCAACGATTTCTTTCGAATCAAAAAAAACAACGAAACCAATGAAAATATAATAAGAGAAAAAACAGATAATTTCAAAAACTATATTCAAAAATATTGGAAAAATGTGAATAATGAAGTTATAAGTTATAAAGATTTTCAATACCAAACAGATATATGTCAGTCTTGTCTAAAAGGAGAACTTGTTTATCAAGAAGACGACGGTGTATTAGTATGTAATAATAAAAAGTGTGGTAAGTTTATTCCATATATAGTGGATAGTTCTAATCAAACAAGTAAAGAACCACCAAATGAAGTAACCTATACAGCATATATTCGTTTGAACCATTTTAAAGAAATATTGTCACAGTTTCAAGCAAAAGAAACTACACAGATACCACAGTCAGTAATAGATGATATTCAAAAACGGATACGTAAAGAGAGAATTAAAAATATTGTGGAAGAGTTAGATTATGATAAAATGAGAGAAATATTGAAGAACTTGGGTTATACCAAATATTTCGAACATATTCAGTATATCAATTCTATATTTGGAATCAAACCTCCACTAATGGATCCTGAACTGACGGATACATTATGTGTGTTGTTTATTGAGATTCAACAACCATGGACTATTCATTGTCCTATTGAGAGAACAAACTTTTTCAGTTATCATTATATTTTATATCAGTTGTGTGTATTGGTAGGACAAACACAATATTTACCATATATAGAGTTATTGAAAGACCATGATAAACAATTGGAACAGGATATGATTTGGGAGAAAATATGTAAGGATTTGGACTGGGAATATAACCCAACAGTTTAGAAATAAAACACAAAAATTGAATTAAACATATTAGTTATTAATATATAACATACTATTGAAAGAATGGATTCGAAAAACATAACAAAGAAAGATATTTCAGAAAATTATGAGAAAGAGATTATAAATGAAAATATAGAGTTACAAAAAAGTTATACATTAGTAGATTTATTTTGTGGAACAGGTGCTTTTTCATATGCTTTTCATCAAACGAATAAAGTAACAACAATATTCGCAAACGATATTTTAGATAGTTCAGAAGAGATTTTCAACTTGAATAATAGTATAAAACTAACTAAAAAAAATTTGATTGATATAAAAGACACTGATATACCTAACTCAGATATATTGACAGGTGGGTTTCCTTGTCAGCCTTTTAGTATTGCTGGTATGCAAAAGGGATTTAATGATGAAAGAAGTAATGTGTTTTGGAAAATATTGTCTATTATAAAAAATAATAATCCTAAAATAGTTATATTAGAAAACGTGAAAAATTTACAAAGTCATGATCATGGTAAAACATTTAAAATTATTATTGAAAACTTGGAAAAATTAGATTACCATATCAAGTATAAAATACTTAATACAAGTAAGTTAACAGGAATACCTCAAAATAGAGAAAGAATATATATAGTATGTTTTAAAGATAAAGATATTTATGATAAATTCAATTTTGACTTTCCAGAAGTTGATTTGAAACCAGTATCAGAATTTCTAGAAACAGATGTTCCTGAAAAATATTACTATAGTGACTCGACTGTAATATACGATGAAGTGAAAAAAAATGTAACAAAAAATATATCAACAAATACTATTTATCAATATAGAAGATATTATATTAGAGAAAATAAAAATAATGTGTGTCCAACACTGACAGCAAATATGGGTAGTGGTGGTCATAATGTGCCAATAATATTAGATGAAAAAGGTATTCGTAAACTTACACCAAGAGAATGTTTTAACCTACAAGGTTTTCCAAGTGATTTCAAAATACCATATATTTCTTCAGGTAAGTTGTACTGTTTAGCAGGAAATGCTGTTTCAGTTCCAATAGTAAGTTTGATAGCGAATAAAATTATGGATTTGGTACAGTAACAAAAATATTTTCAAATGTTCCTTCATAAATTTTTTCACAATATGGTTTGATATATTCATGTAAAGTATTCCATATAATACGTGGTCTACGTCCTTGAAGGCATTGGTCACTAAAAGACTGGTTTTTATTTACAGGAATATTTTTCCACTCATCCATTGTATTTTTCAAATTTACTTTGTAAAGTACAAAGTTATTACTTAACCATTTTCTTGCGTCTAAGAAATATACTACATCCCATTTTGATGAAGGTGTAAATGATATTGGACCATCACTTGTAAAACATTTACATTCTTGTTTTCCTTCTGTACTAGAGTATAAGTCACCAGTGGAACAGCTCCAACTTGAAGTAACATCACCATTTTTATGAATAATAAATTTTATAATATTTTCGCTAATATCTTCTGGAATAGATGGAAGTCTAACTTTTATACCTAATTTTTTGTTTATTTCAATTCTTTTTTCAACATAGTTTTTGTGTAAATTATAATTTTGTGTTAAAATATCCATTGTATAATTATCATTATCATTTTTACATTTATTTATCAATTCATTTCTAGACAATTTTACTAAATCAACTACTGTTGTGTTTGTATCTTCTAGCATTAACTTGTATACATTATTTCAAATATAAAAAAAGAGTTTCAATTTTTTATATTTAAAAATATCATCTAAAAAATATGATATTTTAAACTAAGTAATTAATCTTTATAATTTACTTTCAATATTTAACCAAGACGAGGGAAACCGACTAAATTGGCTCCAATACCGAATCCGGCACCTCCACGAGCACTTTGTCCCATAGCAGGAATGAAAACATCAAGAACAGAGAATGTTGCTGCTGCGGTTAAAGCGATGATGACAACTTCCTCAACATTAAGGGTTTTTTTTGGGATAGCAAAGGCAGCAAGAGCAACAATAACACCTTCGACAATATACTTAATTGCGCGTCTAACGAGTTCACTAAAATCGAAGAAAGCAGACATTTAATATAATATAATATAACAAAAAAAAATAATAATAAATTATAAAATATACTTAAATAAAAGATATCGTTATAGTTCATATAGTTATTCCTAAATGACAACAACTTTTGAAAGAAAATTATTAGAAAGTGGGGCTCCTAATCCTAAATATGTTGATTTATTGGATGAAGATCCACCGATCGCAGGTCAAAAATACGCTATTGTTTCATTTATTTCGCCTGAAAATATTCTAAAAAAGCGTGAATTATATTTATTTGAACAATTTATTAAACAATGGGAATTCACCAAATCTATGTCTAAAACTTTCGATTTTCTCCATTTTATTTCTTATAAATATAACTTGAAAATTGAGGATGTTATGGGGGATTATAATGATTTCATAAAGGAGGAAGAAGTTAAGCTAAAGGAAACATCATTAGATGATGAGTATAAAACTTTTTTAGAAAAGAATGAAGATTCACTAAATGAGAAATTTAATAAACAACATGCGTTTCAGACCTCTGTTCGTGGTGTTAAAATCCGCGGTGTATTTAATTCTGATGAAGAGGCTAGGCAATATGCTAAAGAGAAAATTATGAAGATTGATCCAAATCATAATACACATATAGGACCTGTTGGAATATGGATGTGTTGGGACCCAGACGCATATAAGACTGGAAAAATCGAGTTTATGGAAGATGAGCTTAACCAATTATATAGTGAGAAAATGAAGAATGAGGAGAAAGCAAAAGAGGATTTTGAGAAACGTGTTAAAGAAACAAAACGTAAGGCAATCCAAGAGAACATAGAGTTAGCAAAGAAAAGTGGTAATAAATTGACACAAACAATTACAGAAGATGGACAGTTGATTGGTGTTCGTGAAAATGTGAACTTTGATGAACGCGAAGTTGCCGATGTTAAATCTGTAGATATGAGAAATGAAATTATGAATGGAAGTGATAAATAAACGTTTATGTTATACAATTATTATGAATATGTTTTTTCATAATAATAATAATAATAATGATAAATAGAAAGAATAATGGGTTTTTATTTATTTCTACGCGATGAACTTTTTCTTTTATAACTTTTATTTTTATAACAACGTTTTTTCATTGTTCTTTTTCCTGAACGTTTACCTGCCCAAAATTTCCACCAAGGTTTTGTTGGAACACAGTCTGGTTTTGTAGGGGTAAGAGTTGTTTTAGAGGTTGCGTTACTTTCTTCTCTAACATTCGTTTCTGTTGGTAAATCTTCTTTTATTATTTCAGAAGAGTATTTTTCTTCTGGTAAAGTATTAGGTTTAAATGGTTCACTACCACCTTTTGTAGCTCTAGAAGTTCTTGTGCCTCGTGTTCTAATACGATAATTATATGTTTTTTTGTTTGACATTTATGAACTATAAAGTATACATATATTTTTTCCTAAATAAAGAGTTTGGAAATATTACCATTTGTTTTTTTTAACGTTGATAGTAGGCGCATTCTTCTTTTTTCCTTTAGACGGGTCATATATATCATCATCCGAATCATCTGCGATTTCTTCACTTAGTTTCCAGTATTCTTTATTACCTAATTTATAGTCACCATGTTTCTCTGCTTTATACCAAAATATCATATCTTTTATATCATTTGATTTGGCATTATTATTTATCACTAAACATTCATAGTTTTCAGTTGTTTGGTCTAAAACAGCACAAAATGACTCTAAAGTTGGAAACATACTCGCATAGTTCTCCCAAATACGCTTTCTATTTGCTAAGTATGGTTCTCTTAATATAAACACATAGTCGATATTTGTACGTAAATTAGGTGGAATACCTAAAGGATACTGCATAGTAATAATTAACATAATCTTCCAATGTCGACCATTCATAAATAATAAACGCATTAGTTTATCACGTGTCCAACTTTGGTCGTATAAACAATCATCCATAATAACAAAAGCTCTTGGGTCAATATTTGTTTTTTTGAAACTGGTAATTTGTTGATTTACTTGTTTAAGAACAGTTTTCTGACGTCGTAGAATGTTCTCAATTAAAACGGAGTTATATTCATTATGAATAAATAGTTTAGGCACATGTTTTCCATAAAACCCGTTACCTGCCTCTGTCCCTGATATAACAGTTCCAATAGGTATATCCTGATGATAAAACAGTAAGTCTTCAACTAAAAACGACTTACCTGTGTCACGACGACCTATTAATACAACGACTGGACCTTTATTCTCATCTGGTTTAAATGTTATATCACGCATACTAAACCTTTTTAGTTCTAAATTCATTTTTATTATTAAATATATCTTTTAGAGATAAAATATTATTATAATAATAGACGCATAATGTGTTTAACTTCCAACAATAATATGTAAAATAGCATTATAAATGGTTCGTTTTCCAATAAATTATTTTAAACCTAAGCCTATATTATTGAAAGATTTAGAAGAAAAATATAAGGCTAATGCTACAGATGAAGATATCGAATACAATTATAACCCGTTTCATATACAAAAAATACAAAACTATCAGCCTATATATTCTTTATTTTTTGAAATGACAGAAAAGAATTATAACAGTGTTTCATTTCAACATAAATTTATGTTTAATGATTTAGAATCTGTAATAAATATTTCTACAAACGAAGTTATTCAAACACATGTTTTTATAAAATACTCACCATTATTGGACCCTTTAAGATATATGAATGGTAAATATAATTTAGATGATTCTAAAATAAGAGAACTTCCTAAACTGAACTCAACAACAGAT